TCAAGCCTAGTAGCATTAGAACATCTAACAGTACTGAAGGTACCACTCCACTTCCAGGAGTTTCACTAAGTTCCAAAGCGGCTGTGGCCGCAAATCTTATTGCCAATGGTAGGTATGTGCTGGGTGATGAAACAGTTGATAGAGATGGCAATAGAGTATTTGACTTGAACTTTGACAGCGTGGTACAGGCATCAAACGACAAAATGCGATTGCGAGCACCTGCTGTTACTGTAGGAACAAATAGATCCCCTGGTGTGACAGAAGGTCAATACGAAATACACCATTTAGATCCTGAAGGACGTCGCAAGGCAATCTATCATCACGGTAAAGGCTACACTGACGATGTTGTGCGCAAGGATACCCAGTATCATCAAAAGCAAAATCCCAGAGATACCTTTCGAGTATTCAAAGACAAGCAACCATTTGACTGGCAAGACATGGCAGAAGGCAAGAAAAAGAAAAAAGCTTCAAAATCTCTAGGCAGATATTTCTTCCCGGGTTATGGTTATTATGGTAGTGGGGAATCTGGCGAAGGTGGTGGAGATGGCGGCGGAGGCGAAAGTGTCAATCGAGGTGTAGCCGAAGCCATCAGAGAAAAAGGTGCCCTCAAAGCTGCCCAAGATGCCGCCAAGTTTATTGTTCGCAATCTTGATGATCGTAATGCGTTAAGAAATTACAGCGCAAACTTTTGGAGTCCAGAAAAATTCTATCAAGGCGCCACAATGGCCATGCGCCCTGGCATCAGCGTTGACGATATTGCAAAAGCTATCAAACAAGATCGTCCGGCACAGTTTGAAGGCATGGCGGAAAGTCTAGAAAAGTATGAACGCTATCAATACATTGTCACACTGAAATCTGGCAAGCGGATCAGATTCTTATGTGGCGAAGACTGTGATGTAAAAACCTATATTGAACGCAAGTATAACGAACCTGTGGTTGACATCAAGGACCAAGGCATAGTAGGAGAACCTCCTGTGGAACTGTTGCCAGGAGAGCCAGGGGAAATAAAAGAAGGATTAAAAAGCACACTAGGTGCAGCCGCATTAGCAACAACCATGGCCTTGGGTGCTGGTGGTGTCCAAGCTAGAGTCATGCCCGGCGATGATCCTAACATTAACCGTTTAACTGGACAACCAATTGCTACTCAACAGGCCAATGCCCCAGTTGACCAAGAAGTAAAAGCACCTGTGGCCAGTAAAGGATTTAGTAAAGAATATTTACAGAAGGCCGCAGATCCTAATAGATTTGGACGTTATTTGATCAGCATTGAAAAAGCACAAGAATTACTAAACCAATTAAACGAAGTCAGTCCTGAATACATAGAACGCTACAAGAAAGAACATGGCCGGCGAGCCACTGCCGCTGATCAAGCTGGTGACTATGCCAAAGGTCATGAACACTTCAAGAAGATCAACAAGCTAACCAAACAACAGTTCCAGCGTGGTGCCAAGCCTGAAAAGGTTGATGAGATCAGTAACTTTATGACTTTGGCTCCCAAGCCAGTCAGCCCAGAAGAACAATGGAAACGACAAATTAGACTATTGGCCAAGCAGTATCAAACCAATGCCAGTTCACTAGCAGCTCTAGCTAGAGAAAATGGTCCTGACAGCGCAGAAGCTGTGGCCTATGAATACTTACGCAATCCAAGTAAAATCCGTGTGCCCGGAACAGCCGCACCTGCTTCTGCTGTGAATTGGGATGACGTGATTCGCAGATTGCCAATGGGTCTCAGTGGCATGGCCTTGCTACAAGCGGCTGAAGAATATTTAATCAACAATAGAGGCATGTTGCGTAGCACAGTCAGAAGTTTATTAAACAACGATGAAAATCAGCGCACTTTGTCAGCAGCCTATGCCAAGAAAAAAACTCCTGCTGAATCTGTTACAGAAGAATCAGACAATGAAGCAGTTGAACAGGCCATTGTTCGCAGAATCATGGTTGGCCGTACAGATTTGTTATTAAAGTATGGTCCCAAGAAGGTAATGCAGGCTGTAGAAGACGTTGCTGATTATGTTGGCTCAGTAGATGAAATTGGCTCCAGTGATGTAAGTGGCTGGGTGCGTCAAGTTGAACAGGCACTGAGCTAAAATGAGGTTCCAAGAAATACTTGAAGCATGCTGGACTGGTTATCAACAACAGGGCATGAAGAAAAAAGGTGACAGGATGGTACCCAACTGTGTGCCTGTAAGCGAACAAGAGATGGAAGAAGATCTCAAGAAGTGGTTCAAGGAAAAATGGGTGCGTTTTGGTCCAGACGGAAAAATCCGTGGAGACTGTGCCCGGGGTAGCAGTAGCGAGGGCAAGCCCAAGTGCTTGCCACAAAGTAAAGCTCATGCTCTAGGCAAGAAAGGTCGTGCATCAGCCGCGGCCAAGAAGCGTAGACAGGATCCCAATCCAGAACGACGTGGAGCTGCAAAAAATGTTGCCACAAAGGTTCGTGAAGCAAATGCCTGTCCCGAATGTGGTGGCATGGCCTACGATGATCGTGTGTTGGCTGAAAAACAAGACGCCTGCTATAACAAGGTCAAGAGCCGTTACAAGGTCTGGCCGTCCGCTTACGCATCAGGAGCCCTGGTCCAGTGCCGTAAAAAAGGTGCCGCCAATTGGGGCAACAAAAGCAAATAATCACAACAAGAAATAGCCATGCAGATAAGTGATTTTCAAATCAGTAACCACGACAAGCTGGATGCTATCCTGGTACGCCTTTGCGAAATGGTCATACAAGGTCAAGGCAAGAAAGGTAATCTTGGCATGGTGGCGGCCGCTGTGCTTGATCCTGATAACAACTGTGTGGTGGGCATCAACTACCCCACACGAGACGGCCGACGTGTGCATGGTGAGCGTGCGGCCATAGACAGTTACACAGCCAGATTTGGCAACATACCGGCCGGCAGTATCATCATCACAACCTGTAGTCCTTGCAGTCATGACATGAGCGAACGGGCGGGCGTCAATTGCAGTGATCTAATCGACGAAGTTGGTGTACATAAAGTGTATGCTGGCTATCAAGATCCCACACAAGAATTTGGTGATAAAAAGTATCATATTGAAATCACTGGCAATCCCAAGATACACGAACTGTGCGAACGCTTTGCTGCGACATTCCTCAAGGATGAACTGACTGAATTAAATTTTTTAGGAAGTCCCTGTACCAAGGACTGCTCGGGACATAGAGCTGGTTATGCATGGTCAAAACAGCGTGGCGGCCAATCTGGCAACAGTCCATTCAGTCCCAGCTTCAATAACGGTGCCCAGCTTTACATTGACGGTAAGTAGTAGCAATGGCACACATAATAGCAAATCTTCCAGCGGTAAAATGTTTTGTTCGTAGAGAGTTTTTGTATGATTTTGAAAAAGGTCATGGTGAACTTGAACCATGTTGGTGGATCAGTGTCAAATCATTGCGAGGTCAAGCGTTTAGAGTTGAAGCATATCTAAACAACTATGGCGCCTTGTATGACAAATTGCCATTGCATGCATTTTGTTGGAAACCCATTGAAGGTGAACCATTGCCATTGGATTATTTGCAGTTGTGGGATTGTTTATCTTATGATATCACTGTGTTGAAAAAAGCACAATTACAATCAATGAAGTGCAAGTTTAAGTTAAAGAGTGGAGGTTGGATGTATGGTGTATATCTTTTTACAGTCGATAGTGCCCATCCTGATTTTAATGTTCTTGATACTGGCTTTTCTGAAGATGTCGAGGATCACAAGTCTTATAATTTCATTCAGTGTGATAATGGGCAGTTTGCTGCTCAGCCAAATAATCGCTTGATCGTACTGGAGCCAAGTAGCAATCCCAGAGAGCTGAAAATACCAGATTTTAAAGTGGCAACAAAACGATGGTCAGTGGAGACTGATTCCAAGTGGGCACTTGGTGAAACCAACACAGTGATGTACGAAGACTAGACCATGTATCCATATCCTGTATATCCTGAACAAGAAAATCCTGAAGATGATCGACCACGACTTCCTTACGCACCAACATAGAATTTGGCCTTAGGACCGAATGGCCGTTCCCCGGGCCTTGACAACTAAGATTCGCTACCTAAGTTGTTATTAACAGGGGAATTTTTAACTCAATAAGTAAGCTATGATTCCTACTTCTTGTATTCCTTTAAGGGTATCTGGCGATATCCGGACTATAAAACTTACTGAAGAAATACTCTGGTGGTATCCTTGGATTGAAGATCTCCGACACAAAAACATTTACCTAGATTTACATCTTCCGTGGAAGGCCGACGGCAGTTATCCAGATGCACCACCATCTGGTTATGAATATTATATAACAAGCGGAGATAGTCTAATGTTTGGCTGGCCAGAACATGTGATTGATCGCATCGATGGCAAGATAATACATCTAACTGGCTCATTGATGCCTGATTCATTTGACACTGATCGCATACGATATGTGCCATATAATAGTGCTCATAGACGTATACAAGGTGTTGCTCGACCAGAAATAGTTAAAAATATACAACACAAAGCCAGTGCCCTAACCAGTGTTATCCGTCACAGCAAGGCTATCGTCTTTGCAGCCTTAACCGACATACTTGGTGAAAAAGATCGAGTGGTATCATTGAGGTGTAAGTTACCCCTTGATAGCCATGTACACGGGTGGCAGTTGTCTAGTAATACAGTTTGTGATCATTACATGACAATGTTTAAAGATCAATGGTTAGGTAAAAAAATAAGTTTGCCCAGCGACAACAACATAGATCATTCGTACCGTAACAGTGCTTATCAAACGGCGGCTTTAAATTTTACCATGGAAAGTTATTTTTATAGTTTCATGGACAATGGAACAAGATCGTATGTAGAACCTGGACCGTTTGTCACAGAAAAAACCTGGAAATGTTTATTATCACGTACAGCATTTATTCCAGTAGGACAAATGCATACCTATAAATGGTTTCGCCAATTGGGATTAAAATTCAACTATGGAGAACTAGATCTTGATTTTGATAACGAGAAAGGCAATCTCACCAGATTAGAGCAGATTGTTAACTTAATCAAATCGTTACAGTACTGGTCTGCACAGGATCTTTATGAAATGACCCTGGAAAGTACCTTGCATAATCACGACCTGGTCACTTCGCAAAAATTTTGGGACGTATGCGAACAGTCAAATACACACGTTTATAAAATTTTAAAAGGACTAGCATGATCATTGGCAACGATAAACCTATACGTATCATTGGTTATGCAGAATCTTCAATGACCCAGGAGTTTGTTGGAGAAATTTCTTGTACCAGGTCAGTCACTGTAGTAGAAACACAAGATTTTTTGAACAATCCTGATACCCAGTTCCAATATATTGTTTCTGTCAGTGTTAATTTTGCTGAACGAAAAAACGTCATTGACACAGTAGACAGTCTTGATCTAGATTTAATTACTGTGATTAATGATCACTGCCTGATTGGAAACAATCCTGCACCAGAGATACAACCTGGTACCTTTATTTTTCCTTTTTGCAATATTAGTCTAGGAGCTGCCATTGGCCGTCATTGTATTATAAGTGCGTACAGTATGCTAGGACATTACAGTACCATTGGTCGTAATTGCGTACTACGGCCTGGCGTCATGGTCACAGACAAATCTACTGTGGGCGATAATTGTGTGTTTAATATTCGCTCAACTGTGACCAATCGTGCAACTGTTGTTGATGATGTTGAACTTATGGCCTTTGCTAATGTGGTCAAAAATATCACACACCCAGGTCAATACATTGGATCCACAGCTAGAAAATTTGTTGGGTCTTGAACACTGACAACTGATTTAATGGTTTGTAATCCTGCCATGACCAAGTTCGTGTAGCGGCAACATTGTGCAATTGATCAAACAACATGATTCCGCGGGCAGCATCTTCTGGAGTCATGTAATAATGATATCCCGCAGTATCAACGTCATCGGTTTCCCATAGTATCTTACGATCACGTCCATCTCTAACCATTTTTTGCAATTGATTATATTGATCGAGACTGTCCGTCAATATAATGCCACCACGACCAATAGGAAGATGTTTTTTAAATTGAAAGCTCAAGCACATCAAATGCCCAGGCACATATGAATCCAATTTCCACGTTCTAGCAGCATCAATGACAGGCAAAGGATCAAGCAAGTACTGATCTGACCATGCGATATTTTTAAATCGCCATGAATGATTGATTTTGTCCATCATCATGGGCACACTCATATAAGTGTGCAACGGTATGTCCACTTCAAGCTGAAAACAATTTAATAGTCTTAAACTCAATTCAAGTGCATGAGTACAACAATCTGTGGCCACAGCGTAGGGAGCACCAAAAAATCCTGCGATTTTTTGTTCAAACAGATCTACAACTTGCCATGTTTGTTCAAATTCATAGCCAGCCGCCCGTAATTGATCAAGTTCAGTTCTGAATAGGGACATTTAAATTTTCTCCACTAAGTTTTGTATAATCTGTTGACAAGACAATATTTCAGTGACATGATCGATACCATGTCCAAGATAAACATGGCTATCTTTCTTGCCATTTAATCCACGTACCAATCCAATGGTGCCGTTTGCGTCGTCGGGTCCAGCGTAGTTGCCAAACTTCAAGGATGATTGTTTGCGTTTGACTCCGCCAAAGTCATGAGTTGATTGTACCAGATCCTGGGATTGTTTTTGTATTGCTGCAAGTTTAGTTTCTGTAGCCATTGTACTTTCTACACTTAGTGCCAACACTGTGCCCACAGCAACCATTTCAGCGCCCAGGTTGATATAGTCTTGAACCTGGTCGGCTGTGCCTACACCACCGTATGGTATTAGCATGGCACTGGGAGTCAGCTCACGCTGTTTTAAAAATGTTTCTCTAACAGGAATGTAAGAACTAAATCCTGCACTCTCGGCACCTTTGATACAAAATCCATCTAGCAAATGCCGATCCATAGTGTCTTGATCCACTGTTTCATACACACGTTTAAAGATCTGTGTTCCTTGCTCTTTTAACGGTCCAAGTAATTGTAACAATGTCACTTCTAATTCTGATTCAGAATCTGTTGAGCGATACATATTGGTCTTGCCATAGATAATTTCTACAGTAGGAATGTTGTGTGATTGAACAATGTCGTGTACAACTTGATTATCAAATTCATTCAGTTCAAAACTCAAATGTATACAGTTACTATTGGTCAGTTTGACAAAACGATCCAGGTCTTGTTGCATGGCCTGACTGTGTCGATTGTATGTCCACGAACACAGGCTGGGATATCCACCTGCCGCATGTACAGCCACAGCCAATTCTAGTGTACTGCCACGATTCATACAGGCTTCCAGGATGGGATATCTTGATTGGAAAACGTGTTGAGTCATTTAGAATCAAACTGTTGTCGTAAAAAACTCCTGGAAATTTTACCAGAAGCAGGAACAGGTATCACATCAACCCGAGTTAACGATCTGGGCCTAAGATGTGGATCCAGTCCAAGTAAAAACTGTTGGATTTCTGTGGACTCACATTCACCCACATATACACAGTTGAGTTCGTGATTGCCAAATATCGCACACGCCTCAAGAGTGGTGATGTGTTTCAACAACTGTGATTCTAAACTGACGGGGTTGAATTTCTTTCCTTTAATATTCAATTGATCAACGCTACGGCACAAGATGCGATAATATCCACGGTCGTCTTGTTCGGCCAAATCGCCGGTATCGATCCAGTCATTGGTCCATACGCCCGGGCCGCGGATCATCAAATGCCGATTGTCAATGCGGGCTTCAATGCCCGAAGGCAGTCCCACGGTGCCCATGCGTTGCTCACCGTGTAAGGGATTGGTAAAACAATGGCTATAGGCTTCAGTCATACCAAACGCTTCAATTATGGGAACTTGGAATCGGTCTTGAAGATCTTGGAATAACTTGCCGGGCATGGCTGAACTGGCACTGCGAATAAAACGCAGGCTATCAAAAGCCAATTGGCCAACGGTCTTTAGCACATCAGGCACAGCGGTAATAAAAGTAGGACTGTAGCTGGGCATGTTCCTAAGATTGGCTATAGATAAAAAATGTGCTTCGCAACCGATCCGTTTAGCAACCCAATAAAATGCCTGACCATGCGCATGCCATAATGGCATTACACTTACATATCGATCATTGTCTGTGAGTTCATACGATTGAACTATTGTATCAACACAGTGATTGACCTGTGCCTGAGAGAATGAATAAAATTTACTGTCTCCAGTGGTGCCAGAAGTATAAGCAAGAATCCGTTCTCCAGGATAATCACCCCCATCGCGATCAACGGTGGTCTGGTCGGTAATTAATAAACTGTAGTCTGACTTGGTCAATAAATAATCCAGTCGCGCTGGTGCACTATCAGGGTTGACAATCATAATGCTATAATCATTCAAGTCATTGATATAATTTTGAGGATGTTTAACACAAAGAACTGCTCTTTTCATGTCAATACTTAGTGTCAACTTTTTAAAGGAAATAAAATGTTTAAATCTAAATGGTTAGAAAAATCCATGCGTAGCCTAGGCAAGGTAGTAACCTGGCGTATTTCGGTTACCGTTACTAATTTCTTGGGTGGCTGGCTTGCATCAGGTAATCCATGGGTTGGATTGGGTGTAGTCGGTTTTACCTTGGTAGTTAATAGTATTTTATACTATTTCCACGAACGTGCCTGGAATCGTATTGATTGGGGCAAGCATTCATCTAATTCTGAAACAGTTTAGGCAAACCATCCGACAGGAATAGTTGATTATTATTGATTATTCCTGTACAATAGTAACTTATTCAAAGGAGAAATCTATGTCAACCCGTGTCTTTACTGTAGAACAAACAACCAAACTAACACAAATCATCAACGAAGGTATGCAGGTCACTCATGAGATTGAAACACTCACCGAAGGCTTGAACGATACTGTCAAGGCCATTGCCGAAGAAATGGAAATCAAGCCAGCTATCCTTAAACGAGCTATCAAACTGGCACACAAAGCTGAATTTGGTCGTGCCCAACAGGATCACGAAATACTTGAACAAATCTTGACCACAGTTGGCAAAACATTATAAGTAGTAATATGAGTCGCTCACACACGAGCATGGATCATGGTCGACCGGCCATAAACGGAGAAATATTTGAGCTACATTGATGCATTGTTTGATCGCGAACACGATCGCATACACATAGTTGAACGCAGAGATGGCCAAAGGCAATATCGCGAGTATCCTGCCAACTATATCTTTTACTATGATGATCCCAGAGGCAAGTTCCAGAGTATTTTTGGTACACCTGTGGCCAGATTCAGCACAAGAAACAACAAAGAGTTCCGCAAGGAAATGCGTATCCAAAGTGGCAAACGCCTGTTTGAAAGTGACATCAATCCAATCTTTAGATGCCTGGAAGAAAACTACAAAGGTCAAGATGCGCCCAAACTGAATGTGGCATTCTTCGACATTGAAGTGGACTTTGATCCTGAACGTGGATTCAGTCCACCATCCGATCCATTTAATGCTATCACAGCCATAAGCGTATACCTGGGTTGGTTGGAACAGATGGTTACCCTAGTGATTCCTCCCAGACACATGAGTCCCGAGACTGCTGAAGAAATTGCCAGTGAGTTTGAAAACACCATGATTTTTGAACGTGAGGAGGATCTGTTAAAGACTTTCTTGGACTTGATTGAAGATGCCGACGCACTTTCAGGATGGAACAGCGAAGGATTTGATATTCCGTATACTGTGAATCGTGTGACTCGTGTACTGAGCAAAGATGACACACGCAGATTTTTTCTATGGGACCAATTTCCCAAGCAACGCATGTTTGAACGCTTTGGTGCCGAACAACAAACTTACGATTTGATTGGTCGTGTGCATATGGACTATATGCAACTGTATCGCAAGTATACATATGAAGAACGTCACAGTTACAG